GTAGTAATCACGTAATAGCGCGGAATATGTGTTATTCGGCATACTATAAATTTCGCGACTTATCTTGATTTTCAGTTGCTCCGCCTTTTCCTTCAATGTTTTAACATCAGTTTCATAATCCACAGCCCGCTCAGCATTGCTTGCTACCTTTTGGGAAATAGCTCCATTATGCTGAGGCGGCAATTCGTTGTATGCAGTCGTTATACTTGTAGCCCTCTCTTCACATTGTTCTATAGACCGCTTTAATGATGCTATTTTTTTATCGATGTCTCGTATCTGCAATAAATACTCTTTAGTTTCATCAAGATTCACGCCCTTACCTCCTCGATCCTGAAAATATCAAGCCTTTACCCGCTCTGATTATGTACCTTCTGGCGGCTCTTGCGGAATCGAACTCCAAGTACCCGTTATCGAGCGTTCCGAGGTAACGGCTGGTCAGCTTATTAAATACGCGGTATTTTTTAATCATATCAGTCTCCTTGACCTAAAGTTATATTTTATATCGTCTATTCTGTCAAAGTTACTGGACTGTCCCGGTCTGCCCTGCGGCAGTTTCGCCGCATGCAAAGCTTTTGTCTCTTCCTTTGTCGCTAATCCGTTAAAATGACAATCGTCCTCATAAGGGCAGTTGCCGTTTAAGCAATCGTAAGGCGGATTGCATTTCGGTTTACAATACGGCACTGCTTTTACCCTCTGTGCTTTTTAAACAAGCCTTTTTGCGGTATTTACAATCGCCGCATAAATGCTTATCGCGGCATAGTTCAATCGCTCTGTCATTAGCGGCGTCAAACTCTTCTTTAGTTTTATAAAACTTACAAATTTTTGTTTGTTTTAAACCATTACATTCCTCACTAAGTAGATCGCATTTATATTCGCTGTCGCCAAAACCCGTTTTTGCAAATACGCATCTTTCCTTTTCGACGTTAAAATTCATTACTCTTTCCTCCTGAAATTTCCTCAATGCTTAAATTCGTGATATCCGCGCTTACATCACAAACATCCATTAAAACGCTTTTAACCAACGACTTCATATCCTCCGGTTTGTCCGTTTCAGCCGTAAGCTGAATCTGCGCCGTTGCTCTGACTATGTAGGTTTTCATTTTCAGACCTCTTTCATTTTAGCCCCGCAATTTGGGCAGTACTTGTATTCGCTGATTTCTACTGCCGTATCGGCTTCTATTGTTACTTTGAAATCGCATTCAGAACATCTAACTTCTGATAAATTGCAATCAATTAAAACGGAATAATATCTAAAATTTCAAATTCACTATAGTCATGCGAATCCTCTTCTCTAACCGATATAACTTTTATACTCTCATTCAATTTCGGCAGACCATATGCGTAATATGAAATATCGCTATCGTCCTCAGGATCCGGCAAACTCTCAAGACTTTCTATATCTTCACATTCAACAATTATCGAATGCCGTAGGGTAGCTTTTTCACCAATGTCGATTAAATATTTATTCATTTTCTTCTCCTTCCAACAGTTCGGGGTTGTCGTATATGTTGCCTATGACTTCGCAGTAACGATTAACTAAATACATGTCCTTACTTCCTCGTGTTGCTTTGTTTGGCTTTTGGAGTTCGGAAATTACAAATTCCGCAAATGAGCCATGCCAGGCAACAGTGAATATTTCGCAAGTTGTTGAATATTTTACTATATCCCCCTCAAAAATCTTCTCGCCGTTTTTATCCTTCATGCCCGTGTACTGTCCAATTGTTTCGGGGTCAACTCTGTATTCAAATGGTTCTCGCTCGAGTCCTTGTTCGCTGGAGTAATAATTAAATCCGTTAATTTTATATGATTCAATATCTGGATCGTGTAGTAAATATCCCTCGACCCACTCACCAACACACTGTTGAAGCCAGCTAATGTTATCAGGATTATTCACTTTACCTCTAAATAAAATTTCTCTCATGATCGTTTCCTTTCTCTTTTCCACGCTTCATAATCGTCTTTGTCCTCATTAGTCAGTATGCGTAATCCTTTCAATTCGTCATCTGTTTCTTTTTCGATGCAAGATATAAATGTTTCTACAAATTCAAAAACAGTACAGTCTCCATAATGCTTTTCCAGTAAACTTTCAGCCTCTTGCTTCTCTCTCAAAGCTTCTGTGGCCGTCAGCAGATCGTAGCTGTCGTCTATATGCTCATTGCTTAAACGTTGTATAGTTAAAATAGCTTTTTCTATATCGTTCATGGGTTACCTCCAACCTTTTCCTTTTCATAATTAGCGCATTTAAACAAGCTTTCAGCAAAATCCAAACCCGCTTTAAGACCGTCGTAATATTTTTTGAGCGCATAGAAATCACGGTCATAATTATGGTCATTTTGAATACGATAATCTTCAATCGCTTGCAACGCTTTGTCAGTATCAATATTTTTTGCCTTATACATAGATTACCTCCTAAGTTTTTATCCTCCCTGACTTTCATTAACAGCCGAATAGCTGTCGTTCGTTATTTCAATCTCCGTTCTTGGATTTTTCTTATCCACCTTGCCGCACAGTCTCAGGTCAATGTTGCTGAAGCTGTCGTCGGCAATAATACCCGCCTTTACAAGTCCGTCCAGTATAAACTTCCCGCTGTAGTTGTCGGGATCCCGCCGTATTTTATTTCCAAAAAAATATGTAAGGGTAACAACGGCCTTTTCAAGCGGTTTTTCCGGTTTAGGCCTGCATTTCAGCAATATAAGCTTCGCCCAGTACTTTTTCTTTTCCTGATACTCCCATTTATTTGTCCTCCCGATAAATTTGTTATTGCTCGGAGGTATCTCGTTTATCGTGTATTTCATTCCTGTATTTCTCCATAAGCACGCCGTTCCAACAGCCGCGCTTGAAATAATTGCTTTTTTCAGTAGTCACTTTTAGGCCTATTTCACATAAGGCCAGTGAATTTCCGCCAAGCTCGCATTCATGACATGCCACCCATTGAAATCTTCCGTAAATATAGCTATTCATATTCGCCGCCGAAATCATTTACAAAGGCTTTTAAATCCTCCAAATTATAGCTGTGCTCTTGTTCAGGCAGATTTTCATAGCGATTATCATAATTGCCGTCCAGAACCTTTGCCATATTGGTATCCTTTATAAGCCAGTCGAAAGTAGCCCGCCAATCGCATTTAATTTTTCCTTTTAAGAAATCACTGGATTCTGCTTTTTTAAACAGTCTTTCAAAATCTTTTAGATTATATTTTTTCAGGCTTGCTTTAACAGCTTTCTTTCTGGCTTCTGAATATTGGGTTATTCTGGGATACGACCTGCATATCCGATTATATAATTCAAATATTAACATACAGTTATCCTGGGGAGCGTCAGGTGTAGGCGGTACGCCGTCTTCTTTACTTTCCTTTACTTTACTCTTCTTTACTTTACTTTCCTTTACTTTACTTTGTTTTATTATCGGCTGATTAACTTCAACTATCGGCTGATTTTGGCTTAAAATCGGTTGATTTTCAAATAATTGCAAAATAGAATTCCTTGAAGACAGCTTTTTCATTTTTTCAAAATCTAAAAGCCAGTAATCAAGATTTATATCAACCGCTTTTCGCTCTACAGTAGCTTGATAAAATTGCTCCTGAATACGCTTAGACGATAATATTCCGGATTTAAATAGGTCGCCGCTAAATAGTTCACACGCCACTAAACCCTCGATTATTGCCATTACGGTTTCCGGAGTAGGAGGATACTTTCCTCTTATAATTCCAAGTATCTTCCATACTACGCGATTTTTAGTTTTCTCATCTCCATAATCAATATAATAGCCTTTGCCTCCATAAATTAGGTCAAGAAGAGTAAGCCATACATCAATCGCTACGGAGCCATATTCCATACGTAAATCCGATAATTTTTCATCATTTGTCATTCCGATAAAGTGGGAATAATAATCAATCCCCTCTTTGTTGAACGCCAACTTATCACCTCATTTCAAGGAGCATATATAAACACCCCGTTAAAACGGAACTTCTCCGTCGCTTAAAATTTCCTCGAAGTCCTCTAAACCGCCTATTGCCGCCGATTCCTGATTAGCCGTACTTACTGCCGATTTAGGCGGATCGGCGAAGGCATAACCCGCTGCGGAAGCGCTGACGTTGTCTGAGGAATTTTTTATTGCAAATCCGACATTGTCAGCCTGAACGTCCATAGCATAATGCTTAACGCCGTTTGAATCGGTATAGTTATTGTTCCTCATGCTGCCTATTACTGTTATCGGGCTGCCTTTCTGAAAATATTTGCAGATAAATTCTGCCGTTTGCCTCCATGCAACGACATTTATAAAATCCGCTTCCTGTTCCTTATCCTTTTGATACGGACGATTTACAGCAATGCATATCCGGCAGTTGCTAATTCCCGATTGAGTTGTTTTCAGCTCCGGATCGGCTGTTAGCCGTCCGGATAAGCTGACTAAATTATATACGTTCATTACGGTTCCTTTCTATCATTTTAAAAATAATTCTTTCAAATTCAAATCTTTCCTCATCCGACAGTATCAAAGCTTTTACTTTCTTTTTGTAAGCGTCGTAAAGCGGCCTTATCTTCGGATGGTTTATGTTTATTTTATAACCGTACCTGTTGGACGGATTGTATAAAGAATCGTTCATTCGAGAAGCTCAATAATACGGGCGCCGGTTTCAGATTTTTCACAGAATAAAAATTCCGTACCATAACCTATATGTATATCTATCATTCTTTTCATAAGCGTTTTCCCGGTCATGGCTTTGGGTCTGTATAACTTCGATTTAGAATCAAGCATGGGGTTTTCCCAGAACTGAACATCAGTAAGCTTCATTATGCCTTTTCCGTGTTCACAGAGAACGATCAATTTTATTCCGTATTTTCTTGCCCTTGAAGCTTCACGCATAAATCTGCTTCTATCCGATCCTAAATCCATAACCAATTCCGAAAGATCCTTTTTTGTATCAATAGATACGGATTGATCCGTTATTTTTACATAGTCTCCGACGAACAACGCCTGACGTATCAGTTCAATCCCTCTGCTTTTAAGATATTGGGCAATATTTTCATGCTTTCCCATCTGCTGACGGGTATCTTCAAATATAGCTTTAATCATTGATTTCTCCTGTTTGTATAATCTCAGGTTTTCTTATTATCTTGCTTGATCTGCAATAAGAACATATTTCGCATCGTTCTCCGTCGATCAGTCCGTCTTTTATTGCCTGATACATCGGAGCGGTCTCTTCAACGATGTCCAAAATGTTACGCAGGTATCCATTATCAAATTCGATCCACGCAACATCAGGTACATCCTCCTTTGTCGCTGCAAGCAATGAAAATGTTGTTGCTTTCCCAAACGTTTGGCAGGCCAGTTCGCTATATATTGCAGCCTGATAATGATATCCCCATGCTTCCCACCATGATACGCGGCGGCCTTCGTC